AATTAAGGACACACGCTATGGCATTTTCAGATCCACAAACAGTTACGGTTAACGCTGTAGCCATCGTTATGCCTCGCACAGGCTCCGACACCAATGCCGGTACCTTTACGAGTGCAGATGGCCAAAGCGATTTGGTGGTTTCCCACCAGATTAGCCGTAGGGGAGTAAATCGAATCAAATTCCATCAAGTATTGATTGCGTCTGATCCGTATCTCCCTGCCGCCAACATTCCGATCGACCATTCCGTGACCTTGACCTATAATGGGCCAAGGGCTGGATTTACGGCCGCTCAGAAGAAGCAGTTGGTAGATGGCTTTATCGCCTATCTATCAGCGTCTTCGGGGGCAAATATTACCAAACTTCTCGGTTTCGAGAATTAAGGTAGTATTCTGCTGTTGCTCACTTTGCAGTGAGTTGAGGTGGAGGAGAGGGAGTAGTTTCCCCCCTCCTCTGCCTTGGACCTGGATACTATAGCTAAGGATCGTTTCACCTTCAGAAAGGAAGGTTACGTGAAAAGCCTAATAGTGTTCGCCAATAAGTTGCTCGAAGATCTCGGCAACTTATGCCAGGTAAGTACCGCACGTGATGTAAAAACCATCACGCGTCGAGTTGAACATGAGGGGCGATCGTTTTATACGATCACTCTGTCTGACTTCGGTAAGAGCTTCGAAAAAAGCTTAGACCAAGGTCAAGTCGCCCGCGACCATTTTAATCCCACTTGGGGCTTTAATGGCGGTGTCCCGAGATTTCTCTCGGGTTTCCTAGGGCTTGTGTTCAACAAGGATACTGGTACTCTACTTGAGGTACCGTCGATCGCTGCCATCTACTCAATACGCCAATTTTCGTTGGCCTTTGGGAAAATGGAGTTGGATTGCTCTAAAGAGCGTATCCAACGCGCGAAAGATAACTACCTCAAGTGTGAGCTGGAAGTTCGTGAAGCAGACCGAGACCTCAGTGTGGGTGACCAACAAAGCTATGAGCGTATCGCTCAGTTGCTTTGGCGAGACACCCTAGCTGAACTCGATCGTCGGCTTTTTGCCGATGAGTATCTGCCTCGACACGGGAGTGGTTCTACTGCTGATCGCCTATTGGGTAATCAAAAGTATAATCTCTCCACCTGGACCGACCGCCTTGAGAGAAGCTTCCCATTTTACAAATGGGGGCGATTCTCCTACAAGGAGTTCGATCCAGAACGTGTGAACTTCCACGAACCCGGACAGGAATTACCCGTTAAGGTAATTACTGTTCCTAAAACGCTGAAAACTCCGCGGATTATCGCTATGGAGCCGGCTCACATGCAATATGTGCAGCAAGGCATCCTTGAGATAATTCAAGAATTGTGGAGGGAATTTACAATCCCTAACACATTCGTCTGTTTCGATTCTCAAGTTCCTAACCAGGAACTTGCTCGAAAGGGCTCCCTTACAGGAGAACTAGCAACGCTCGATTTGAGCGAAGCTTCAGATAGAGTTTCATATCAGCATGTACTCGGTTTACTTCGAAAGAACACGATTACTCGTGAAGCAGTTGATGCTTGTAGGTCGAGGAAGGCTGACCTTGATGGGACGAAAATTCGTCTCGCCAAGTTTGCGTCTATG